ACTGAAGTCTTCGATTGAAGACGAGAAGGTGAATGAGTGGGAGATTATTGAACTCCCGGCACTGTTACCGAGTGGGAATCCTTTATGGCCTGAATTCTGGCCGATGGATGAGTTGGAGGCATTAAAGGCCGAGTTGCCGGTTAGTAAATGGAACGCTCAGTATCAGCAAAAACCTACCTCTGAAGAAGGTGCCATTATCAAAAGAGAGTGGTGGAAGATGTGGGAGTCCGAGAGGCCACCGTCATGCGAGTTCATCATTCAGAGTTGGGATACAGCTTTCACGAAGAATAACCGCTCGGACTATTCGGCTTGTACGACATGGGGAGTATTCCACCCCGACGAGGGACCAGACGCGCATGTGATCCTGCTGGATGCGTTTAAAGAGCGCATGGAGTTTCCCGAGTTAAAACGAAAAGCGTTTGAAATGTGGAAAGACTGGGAGCCTGATGCGTTTGTGGTGGAAGCAAAAGCAGCGGGTGCCCCGCTTATTTACGAGTTAAGGCAAATGGGCATCCCAGTCCAAGAGTTCACACCTTCCCGGGGAAATGATAAAGTGGTGCGTGTAAACGCTGTCTCTGACCTGTTCTCCTCCGGAAAAGTCTGGGCGCCACGCAAACGGTGGGCCGAAGAAGTGATGGAGGAAATAGCAGGCTTTCCTTATTCGGACAATGACGACTTGACGGACTCCACGACACAGGCACTGATTCGGTTTAGAAAAGGTGGGTTTGTACGTCTTCAGACCGATGAACCCGACGATCCCGTCTACTTTAGAAGAAAGGTGGGGTACTACTGATGATGGATAAATCTTTATCCCCGATGGTTATTGAGATCGAAGATCCTGAAGAGGTGACGATTGAAACCGAAGAATTTGCTTTGACAATCGGCAAAGAAGAACCCGAAGAGGATTTTGATTCCAATCTAGCCGAGTACATGGACGAGCGCGAGTTGCAGTTTCTCGCGTCGGAAATTATCCGGGATATTGAGGAAGACGAGACAAGTCGGAAAGAATGGATTAAGACTTACGTCGATGGTTTAAACCTTCTAGGTCTTAAGTATGAGGAAAGAACCGAACCTTGGCCCGGGGCCTGCGGTGTGTTCTATCCAATTCTTTCAGAAGCTGCGGTTCGGTTCCAAAGTGAATCCATCATGGAACAGTTCCCCGCTGCTGGGCCAGTAAAGACTCAGATTGTCGGCAAAATAACGCCTGAGAAGACTTCGGCTGCGGATAGGGTTCAAGAGGATATGAACTGGCGTCTGACAGAACAGATGCCTGAGTACAGGCCAGAGCATGAAAAGTTGTTGTGGTCTTTAGCATTAGCTGGGTCAGCTTTTAAAAAGATCTACTTTGATCCTTCATTAGGACGGCAAGTAGCTGTTTTTGTTCCGGCAGAAGACATTATTGTCCCTTACGGCATCAGTTCGTTAGAAAACTCCCCGCGTGTGACCCATGTCATGCGGAAAACAGAGAACGATGTCAAGAAATTAATGGCATCAGGGTTCTACCGAGACGTAGATTTGCCTGAACCACAGAATGTTTTAGACGATGTGGAGAAGAAAAAGGCCGAAGAGATGGGCATGACGGCCACCATGGATCACCGGTACAAGATTTACGAGGTGCATGTGGACCTCGATCTGCCGGGATACGAGGACAAAGACAGCAAAGGTGAGCCTACGGGCATTGCTTTGCCCTATGTGGTGACCCTTGATAAGCAAAGTAACACTGTTTTATCTATCCGAAGGAACTACTACGAAGAAGATTTGCTGAAATTAAAGCGTCAGCACTTCGTTCATTACATCTATGTTCCCGGTTTTGGGTTCTATGGGTTCGGTCTGATCCATTTGGTGGGTGCTTTTGCTAAATCTGGCACTTCTTTGATCAGGCAATTGGTCGACGCGGGTACGTTAAGCAACCTTCCGGGTGGTTTAAAGACACGTGGGTTACGAGTTAAGGGTGATGACACCCCGATTAGCCCGGGCGAGTTCCGAGATGTAGACGTGCCGTCGGGTGCAATCAAGGACAACATCCTTCCTTTGCCCTACAAAGAGCCGAGTCAGGTCTTATTTACTTTATTACAGACGATTGTTCAGGAAGGAAGACGATTTGCTGCTACAGCAGACATGCAAATCTCTGATTTATCGGCAAATACTCCGGTTGGCACGACCTTAGCGGTCCTAGAAAGGACGTTAAAAGTGATGTCGGCGGTACAGGCCCGTCTTCATTACTCCATGCGGCAGGAATTTAAGCTTTTAGCGGCCATTATTCGGGACTATTCGCCGGAAGAGTATGACTATGACGTGGATTCTCCCTACGGGAGGATGATTAAACAGGCTGATTACGACATGGTGGACGTGATCCCTGTGTCTGACCCCAATGCAACCACGATGGCACAGCGGATTGTCCAGTATCAAGCTGTTTTACAGCTTGCTTCACAGGCACCGCAGATTTATGACATGCCCAAACTCCATGCAAGGATGCTGGAGGTGATCGGTATTAAGGATGTTACCGATTTAATACCGGCTGCAAAGGAAGAAAAACCTCAAGACCCTGTATCGGAGAACATGGCAGTACTAAACATGAAGCCCGTAAAAGCTTTCATGTATCAGGACCATGAAGCACACATGGCCGTCCACATGACAGCCATGCAAGACCCTGTATTAAGAGCTACGCTAGGCCAAAACCCACAGGCACAAGCCATGATGGGTGCCATGATGGCTCATATTAATGAGCATCTAGGGTTCTTGTATAGGCGACAAATGGAAGAAACCCTTGGGGTTCCTTTGCCCCCGCCGGGTGAACCGTTGCCTCAGAGTATGGAAGTCGAATTATCCCGACTTATTGCGGATGCATCCCAGCAGTTACTCCAGAAACATATGGCACAGGCCCAACAACAACAGGCCCAACAACAACAGCAAGATCCTATCTTCCAACAGCAACAGATGGAACTTCAGCTTAAGCAAGGCGAGCTACAACTGAAACAGCAAAAGACGCAGGCTGATATTGAGTTACGCACACAAGCTGAACAAAACAAAGACTCCCGTGAGCGGGAGAGGATTGAGGCACAAGAAAGAATTGCCTCAGCCCAAATACAAGCGAAGTTACTGGAGAAGGCTGCTGACGCCCAGAGGATGCCATGACATTTGCCGACGCACTCAATCTAGAAATACTCAAGCAAGTCAAGTACTTATCGGAGACGCTTTCGCAGGGAAGTATCAAGTCTTTCGATGAGTACAAACACGTTTGCGGTCAGATCCAAGGTCTCTTGACTGCAAATGAAATCATCAAAGACCTTGCAGAAAGGATTGAGGATGAGTGAAGAGGTACAAGCGTTCCCAGAGGAGAAAGCCAAGCAACTGCCAGACCCGCAAGGGTATCGGATGCTATGTGCGATCCCCGAAGTGGAAGACAAGTTTGAGAACGGCCTTTTAAAACCAGACAGTCTTCAGAAAATTGAAGAGTTCAGCACCGTCATTTTGTTTGTGATCAAGATGGGGCCGGACTGTTATTTGGATAAAACCCGTTTCCCAAATGGCCCGTGGTGCAAGGAAGGCGACTTTATTATGGTTCGCGCCTATTCAGGCACCCGATTCAAAATTCACGGCAGAGAGTTTCGTTTAATTAACGACGACTCAGTAGAAGCTGTTGTGCAAGATCCCCGTGGGATTACTAGAGCTTAGGAGTTTATATGAGTGAAGAAAACCAAGAAGTAGAAATTCAAGTCGAGGACGACACACCCCCGGAGGATAGGGGTAGGACCCCTATTAAGAACCCCGATATACCCGACGATGAAATCGCAAAGTATTCGGACGACGTTCAACAAAGGATCAAACATTTAAAACACGGTTACCACGACGAACGTCGGGCAAAAGAAACTGCCCTGCGTGAGCGGGAAGAAGCTATTGCTTATGCGGCTAGGATTGCCGACGAAAACAAAAAACTCCAAGAGCGTATAGCTAACAGTGAAAAATCACTGATACAGACGGCACAAACCGCAGCAGACGCAGAACTTTTAGCTGTCAAGCGAGAGTACAAAGAGGCTTTGGAGACGGGCGACGCCGAAAAAATTGTTGAAGCGCAGGACAAATTAAACCGAATTACGTTTAAACAAGAGCGTATGAGGTCGTTTAAACCACAGGCAGAGTTGACTCAAACCGAAAAGCCTGTTTACACTGCGCCTACTGAGTCAACTCGAGATCGCAAAGCTGAATCATGGAAGAAGGAAAACCCATGGTTTGGTGATGTTGAAAATGAGTTGCATGAAGAAATGACTGCCGTTGCAGTTGCCGTTCACAACAAGCTCACCCGTGAGTATGGGAACGAATACGCAAAGACAGATGAGTATTACCGGAAAATAAATGACAGAGTACGTCAGAAGTTTCCGGAGTACTTCGGTGATCAGGACGACGCCGAAGACGTACCACGAAAACGTCCTGCATCGGTGGTTGCACCCGTGCAACGAAGCTCTCCACCGAAACAAATAAAGCTTCGCAAATCGCAGTTGGAAGTCGCAAAAAGGTTG